CCGATGTGCGCACGCTGGACTACATCAAGCGCGGCATCGACGCCACCATCGAGTCCGGCTTTGCGGGCAAGGGCCTGTCCAAGACCGAGGCCAGCGCCCTGCGCGACCTGCGCAAAGTGTTTGTGAACGCCATCGACGAGAACGTCCCAGCGTACCGCGACGCTCGCAAGGCCTACGCGGGCGACATGGAGGTGATCGACGCCATGCGCGCCGGTATGAGCGACTTCAACAAGCTCGACCATGAACAGGTGATCAAGCTGGTGTCCGGCATGGGCAACGCAGAAAAAGAAGCCTTCCGCACGGGTGTTGCGCGCAATCTGTACGGCACCATCATGGACCCGTCGACGAACTTCAACGCGGCCAACAGGATCATCAACTCGCCCGAGACGACGGCCAAGCTCCAGCCCCTGTTCGACGACCCCGCGCACTTCCGTCTGTTCAAGGCGGCCTTGGAGCGCGAGGCCCAGTTGTTCCAGCAGGCCAACAAAATCCTCGGCGGCTCGCAGACCGCCAAGCGACAGGCTATGGCCGAGGGCTTGGATGAAGGCCAGGGCATCGGCCAGGCCATGGTGCAGGGTGCTTTCGGCAACTTCAGCGGCGCGCTGTCCGGGCTGGCCACGCGCTTTGCCAACAGCGCCACGATCACCCCGCAGGTGGCCGACAAGCTGGCCGACATGCTGATGGCCAAGAACCCGGCCGAGGTGGCCTCTGTGGTGAAGTTCCTCGAGGATTACGCCGCTGGCCAGGTGCCCAAGGCGGTCAAGGCAACGGCGGGCGAGGCTGGCGCAGTGATGGGCACCACGACATCGATTTTCAACCCACCCGCCGTGGAAGGCGACACCTCTGGCGGCATCGAGGCCGCGATGCCCACAACGCCAGAAATGCCCGAAGGCGAAAGCGAGCTGGAGCGCGAGTGGCGCAAGATGAACGCGCCCAAACAGACAGCGCCCGACACGCTGGAATGATTGCAGTTGTCTCCCTCGCCTGAGAAATCAGGACTTACCCCGCCCTAACCCGGCGGGGTTTTTTCTTCTGGGGTGATGAAGCCGACAACGTTGATCCGCTCCAGGATGATGCGCAGGTGATCGGCCGCCGCACGCTGGCCTTCACGCTCAGCCCGTTCGATAGCCGCCTGGACGCTGGCAGGCGACTTCGACCAATGCAGCCCCGGGCCCAGCAGGGAGCAAATGTATAGCCAAGTGCTCACTGGTTTTTCTCGCGGAGCTTGGCTTCGATGGCTTCAATCAAATCGTTGGGCCAGTAGCAGATAGGCTCACCGCTTTGGTCGCTCACCCATGAATCTTGCAGTTCTTCCTTGTCCTCATCCGTCAGCCCAATCCACGGTTTTCGCTGCTCAGCCTCACGCTCCAGCCGTTCGTTGCGCGCGCGTAGCAGCCGGTTCTCGTAGTCCAGCTCTGCGACCAGCATGTCCAGCTTCATTTCTTCAGGGCTCATGAGTTGCGCTCCTTAAATAAATTGATGACGTTCTCCACGATCGACTCCGCGAGTTTGTACTCCACCCAGTCTGGCGAAATGCCAGCCAAGCAAATCAAACGCGCAACATCGGTGTCTCTCAGATCAACCCACTGACGTTTTTCTGTGGGCGTCAGATTGAGCAGCGCCCACTCCAAAGACCCGATCTCGGCAGCGGTGTAGCTGTTTTTATGATCCTTGGCCTTCAAAAAGTCCAAGCGCCTTTGCAGCGTTCGAATGTGGTCGCTCGGCTCTCTCATGTGTTTTTCTCGTGCAGGTTGGATTTTCTTGCGTTGATCCCAGCCAACAGGCCCTCAATAGTGTCGAATTCTTCCTTGGTGTCCAGCAGCTTGAAGGTGGCCTTGCCTTTGCCCCACTCGCCCGTGCTGATCTTGCGTGGCGTGATGACCTGCTTGGCGATCTGGTGTTCTTCATTGATGTACTGGCGCAGGCCATGGTCTTCTGCGCTGTAGCCGAAGGTATATTGCAGCGGGATGGCGGCGAGTTCTTCGAGGGTCATGCGTTTTTCTCGCGTAACTTGGCCTCAATTGCCCGTCCAATGCTGCGGCGTGTCACAGCCATGCTGTAAGGCTCCTGCCTGGCAACGCGATCGTAAATTTCGTGAATCTCATCCTCGGTTAGGCTGATCCACTCTTTCCTTTTTTCATTGTTGATCGCTTCAATAAAACGCTCAAGGGCTTCGGCAGTAAACGAGTAAATGTTCAGGCTGTTTTGGGTCGCCTTGATGATGTCTGTTGGGCTCATGCTTTCTCCCCCCACATAAGTTTGCGCCAAGCGCGGTAAATGGTTGTGCCGCGCCACCAGATTCCAGCCAGCGCAGGCATGTTGACGTGCGTGACTTGGCCGCCATCGGAGATCGACACCAGCGGCTCAAACTTGGGGCCTCGCACTTCCAGCTTAAATGCTGGTGACGATGTGCCAATACCAAGGTTGCCAGTCGTGGAAATCCGCATCGTGGCGGGTCCGCGTCCAAAAGCGGTGTCGAGGCTGTTGAGCCGCTCGGCGCAAAGCTCGGCCCACTCTTGGGTCTGGAAGATGTACCCATCTGCGCCGCCAACCGACAGCATGCCATCGGCGCTCAAACGCATGGCTTCGCGAGGCGTGTAGTAGACCTCCCAGTGGTCGTCTACCTGCTCGGCAATCCAGCCTTGCGACCAGATGTAGGGGCTTGATGGGCTTGAAAAACTCATGCTCTGGGGGTCTGAAAACCACATGTGTGTCATAGCTCCATCACCTCCACATCGTGTGGCTTTTTCTTGCCCGCGAGTATTTCGTGAATGCGCCGCTCGGTTTCGCGGTGCGCTTTGATCATGGTCCTGGCTGGCAGGGCTTCGAGCAGGTCGCCGTAATCGGCCAGGACGCCGCGCACAGCCTGGATGCCTGCGCCGTCCAAGCGGATGTTGCTGCCCGCCTTGTGGCGCTTTCCTGCGAGCGCCATGGCCGTCACCGCGTCGGACAGCAGGCCGGAGGCGTCGGTTATTTCGACGGGCTCGCCGTTGCAGTCGTGCCAGTGGCCGGGAATTGGCACCTGGCGGCCTTCGCCGGTTTCAGGGTCCACTTCCATTTTGAAGAAGCTTCCGCTGGTGACCAGCGTCTCCACGATGTTGACCGCGTCGCTAACCACGCGCCAGTCGTCTGTGGTGGGTTGTGGAGCCTTCTCCATGGCTTCGAGGCCCTGGTGCATCCGCGTGAGCTGGTGCCTGCGCAGGTGCTCTTGCAGTGGCTCGCTTGGGCTGGCCAGCATCACATCGATCAGGCTGTAACGGTACACATACACTGTTTTGGGCTTTTTGTGCTTTTTCATATTCCGGCGAGCTTTTGGGCGGCTCTGTGCAGCCGCGCGTTGAACCAGCGCCTGATCGCGTAGCTGCGCACCAGGCTGATGATGGTGAACCAGGCGCCGATCGCCAGGTTGTCGGACAGTGGCAGGTGAATGCCGAACATCGGGAAGATGGCCATCTGGCTGGCCAGCGCCACGCCGTAGCCGATCACCACGTTGAACACGGACTCGATCAGCGATGCGGTGCGGGACTGGTTCATTTCAGGAACGCTGCACTGAAATAAGCGGCGAACATCATGACATTCAACCAGTGCCTGCCAATCAAAGCAGCCAAGAACACGTTTGCTGTCAGCATGGCGAGCTGGGCTTCAGTCATTTCTGTTTCCCAGGCATTTCTTGACCTCTTCGTACACATCGTTTCTCACGTAGTTGTCAGCTTCACGCTTGTCCCACCCTGCGTAACGCATCTCGTTTTCGCAGTGTTGAAACAACATATACATCTTGCGCAGGCAATCGGCGGCTCTGCCGTGCCCTGGGTGCTGCATTTCCCTCTCCAGCATGTCAGCCAGGCGCAAGGCCTCTGGCATCTTGCCGATGCGCAACAGCTCTGCGGTGTCAGCCTCACTGGCGTAAGGGTCAAAATGATCGCCAGCTTTTTGGAATGTGGGTGGGGTATTTGTTGTGGGTGGAATACTCATTTCTGTTCTCCTGTTTTTGCGTCCTCAAACATCCAATCCTCGACGTCTTGCAACCGGTAGCGGATGTGCCCCTTGGGGCCGCCACCGAGCTTGATGAATTTGGGGCCTTTGCCTGCCAGGCGCCAGTTTTCCAGCGTGCCAACCGAAATCTTGATCAACTGGGAGACCTCCTGCGGCGTCAGCATCTGGTTTTCAAACTTCTCCATGCGGGTACTCCTTGCGGACCGCCCGAAGGCGGCCCTTGTTTGCGTTATTCAGCGGCTGCTGGGGCAGTCTCTGCGGCGGGGTTCACCACAGGGATGTTTTGCGCCTCAGCTTGCGCTTTGGCCTGGCTCTCCAGGTTGTTCAAGAGCACCCAGGCGTTGGTCTTGGTGGGCAGGTCGCCAAGAATGGCGTGCAGGAAGTTGAACTCGCTGACGGACAGCTTGAGGGTGATGGTTTGGTCGTTCATGGTTTTCACTTGGGGTTGTATGTGCCGATAAGCACGGGGAGGGTGTTGATAGCGTCTCCGACAAGGTCGGTCAGCTCCTTGGCCATCTCCTCGTTGTGCTGCTCCATGTTCTGGATGCGCAACGTGATGGCCGGTTTTTCGCCGCCGGTGCGCACGCCAAGGCGCATCACAAACAGGCGGCTTTGCAGTCCGTGGAAGGGCACGGTCTCGAAGTAGATCAGCGTCGGCAGCGGCTCGGTGCTGGTGGCCTGGACGCTTTCGAAGGCGCTGCGGCTCGCTGAGAGCTGCTTTTCCTGGCTCTCCATCTTGCGCATCGCCTCGATGGTGACCTTGCGAACAGCGGCGATGGCTTTGGCTGGCGAGATGGTGCCCTCGTCGTTGAAGCAGGACACCATGCTGGGCCAGTCTTCCATGAACTCGGCAACCTCCTGCTGGCTGCGCGGCTGGCCGTTGGCGATGTGCTGCAGGGCTGAAAACGCGGCCGTGGCCTTGGGCGCAAACTCGGCGGTGTTGTCTGCGTGGCCAGGCAGGTCCGGGCCACCCAGGTTAAGCACCGCGACCGCGCGCATGGCATCGGCGTTCACGAACACCGTGGCGCCAGTTTCGGCGTGCTGGTCAACGTAAGCGGCGAAGTCCTCGACAGAGCTGGTCTTCATGACGCCGATCGCACGGCGGCGAGCGCCCATCCATTTTTCAACGTCGTGCAGCTTGTAGTGCTCGGGAAGCGCGGCCACACCGTTGACCGTGATGTTGTTGTTTGCCGCCTCAATCGAGTGGCTTTCTTGCAAGGCTTCGAGGGTGTCTTTTTCGATCATGGCCACCCCTTAGACCAGCTCGCCCTGCTTGCCCATCAGCGAGGGCTGAGCAAGCGAGAGAGCGCCGTACTTGCCAACGTGCAAGACGGTGGCGCGTTTTTCCTCTTCACCAGACTTGCCGTCCAGCGTGGGTTTGACGAATTTCAGCGTGTGCTCGCAGCGCACCTGGCCGGTACCGGGAATCTGCGAAAACGACAGCTTGATGTTTACCTCGCCGACCTTGTCGTGGTCAGTGCAGGCAGCGGCCACCTGGGACAGGGCAATCGAGAGTTTGCGCTCAAAGATGCCTCCGTCCAGGTCGGTGAAGAACTCGGAAACGTCGGTCGCGGCTGCGACGCTGATGGGGGATGGTTTTTGCTCGCTCATGGTGTGCTCCTGGTTGGGTTAAACGGCGTCGGCGTTGTCGTTGTTGGCCACGCGCTCGACCGGAATACCGGCCGTCACGTAGTCTGCAACATCTGCGGTGCTTGCGCGATCAATTTCAAAGCGGTCCTTGACCAGGTGGCGCAGCACCTGGGCCAGGCTGCCTGCGCGGACCAGACGAATGTCGTCCTTGCCTTGCTCGCGAATCACGTAAATGCGGTATTCCATGGGGTTCTCCTGTGGGTTAAGTGGTGGGCCTACTTGCCACCCCGTCAGCGGCAAGAACTCCGCCCGTGCCGGGGTTTTGCTTTCGGCCCAAAAATCAGATCGGGCTGTCGGCTTCGTTTTCGCCCGCGTAGGTGGCGTTCTGGACGTCGGTGTGCGGCACGTCGATTACGCCGTCGGAGTCGGGCTGCGCGGCCTCTGGCGCCTGCTCAGCGACTTTATTCAGGCGACTGGGGCGTCGCGCTGCGGACGGCTTTTCCTCGGCTTGTGCGGCCTCTGGCGCGGCCTGTGCGGGCTCGGGCATGAACAGCTCGTCGTCCTCTTTGAGCACGCCGTCAATGTCGGTGCTCAAAGGCAGGCGCTTGCTGTGGCGGCGGATGACGGTCTTCTTGGCCATTTCGGCGAAGTCGGACACCCAAGGGCCAGAGCTGCCGGAGCGGCTGCGGGCCTTGATTGCCAGCACATCCTCGACGCTCATCACCTCGCGGGACTTCTCGCCGTCCTTCATGGTCACGATCGAGTAAACCGCAATCAGCTTGCCACGGTTGGCCAGGTTGGGCTTGTGCGTGATGTGCTCTTCGTCGCCCAGGCAGAAATCGAAGGTGTCGTTTTCGTAGACCGCCTGGACCGACCAGGTGCTGATTTCGCCCGAGTTGCGCACCAGCTTCATGATGCCCGCGACCATCGGCATCCACTGCGCCTGGTTTTTGAACGTGACGATCGCGCCCTCGCGGCCGTCTGGCAGCAGGCCCATCTGCGCGGCCTTGGTGGCTGCGGCAAACAGCGTGCGGCGGTCAGCCTCCAACAACGCTGGGTTGGTCTGCACAGCGGTCAGCGTGACGCGCACAAAACGGTCGACGCTGACGTGGGCTGGCAGGGCGGCTTTGAACTGAGGGGCCATCTTTTCGATTGCGCCTCGCACCTCTTGAACTGCGGGGAGATTACTCATCTGGATTACTCCTGAAAACGCCGGTGGCCGACCGGCTGCGGGGTGGATTCCTGTTTGGAATTTCCAATCAGTGTACCATCATTTCGTGGGCTTGCGTGGGTATAAACGAAGATTTCTGAACCCTGCGCGGCCACCGTAGGACTTGCCCACCATGTCGGCGGTGATCAGAGTCGGTGGGGTGTCTGCTTGCAGCGCGCAGCTTACGCTCCAAGCGCTTGTCAGGACTTTCTCGGCGTCGCCGATGTGCTTGAAGATTTTGGCCTTGGCAACGTCCCTGTCCTCCTTGGCGTTGGCCTCTGTTGTGGCTGCGGTTTTGTATTCCTGCAGCAGCTCGGCCAGCGTTTCGTCGCCGTCTGCGCTGAGCACCTTGCCCGGCTTGGCATACTGGTTGAGCCGGATGATCACCTCGGCGTCACCTGGCATCACCGGGTCGGGCTCCAGGCCTTCGTCGACCGTTTTCCAGAAGGCCGCCACCTTGGATTTGATCGCCTTGATGACGTCCTCATCGCGCAGGCGCTCGATCACCACGCCTCTGTTGCCGCCGATGAACGCGCCGATGAACGCTCGCTCAAAGCCAGATACGGCCATCTGGTGCTGGACCTGCATCTCGATGTGCTCCGGGGCCTCGATGCTGCCGTCCTCGTGCTCGAGCCAGCCGTCGCGAAAGGCCAGGTAGTCGACGTTCTTGATCTCCAGGTGCACCGGGCCTCCCGGCAGGTTGGTGATCACGAAGTCAAACGAGCTGCCCATGCGCAGGTCGGGGTCGCGGAAGTACTCCTTCATGGGCCGGATTTCCCAACCCTGCTCCTCGGCGATGCCGTGCGCGATCGCGGCCTCCAGTCGGTTGCCCCACTTCATGCGGTCGTTGGTCTGGAACTCGGGCACGATGCCCGTGCGCTTGCGGTGCCAGAGGTCAAAATGCGTGACGTAGGGGGACATTGAGAACAGCGCCGCAGACTCGGTGCTGGTGACATCTTGCTTGCGCATGGCAAGCCAATGCTCCTGGTTGCTAGGGACAATGATTTCAGTTGCCATTGTTTTTCTCCTGTTGTTTTCCGATCTCGGCTGCCGCACGCACGATGGCGCGGCGGGTGGCGGTGTAGGGGTCGTCGCCGTATTCCTCGTAAATGTCCTCGTAATCCACGGTGTCCACCCGGACATAAATTGAAAACATCACAAGAGACATCCTCAACTTCACCGCCAGGCGCAGCGCGTCGCCGTCGTCTTTGAGGGGGTTCCAAGGTTTATCATTCAGCATAAAAACCACCGGCAGATCATCCGCAACGCGGTAATACTTTGGAATGGTGAAGTCGCCAGCCGCCTTTGCCGCTAGTTCCAGTAGTTCTCGGTCACTCATCTTCACTCCCCGCTGGCAGTCCAAAAATCGCCCGCCCTGCGGCTGGTGGAAACTTTGCTCCGTGCGCAGCCACCATGTTGGCGTCGATCACCTCATTGAAGCCGTCGCACGGCGCGATCCAGTAGCCGTGCTCTCCGTCGTCCTGCGTGGCCTCGACGATGCCCACCAGCCCCCTGCCGCTGGTGAACCATTGAACGCGGTGGATTTTCATGGTTGGCTCCCGGTTGCGTTTGCAATGGCTGCATTGATGCGGTCGACGATGCCCAGCGGCACGTCGTATTCGCTCCAGTAGCTGGCTGACTCAGCAAGCTCCCGCAGCACAGCCACCATGTCGTCGTGCGAGTTCCAGCGTCGCTGCATTTCTTCGAGAATTTCCGCCTGCCTGGCTATGGTGTGCTCGCCGTTGACAAGCAGGGCCAGTAGCCACTTGTCGTCGGCTTGGTTGATCAGCGAGTAGCTGTTGGCCTCGCTGTTTGCGCGGAAATAAATCCGGACGGGTAGTTCACTCATGCTGCTCTCCTGTTGCTTTGGCGATGGCGGCGTCTATACGCTCTAAAAGCTCCTGCCCCACGCTGTATGGCTGGATGAAATTCGCAGCCTCTACCAGCATTTCCAGCAGCTCTGGCGCGGCGGCGATTAGGCGGGCGTTGGCATCCCCGCAGGCGTTCAGCGTATGGTTCACTGCGTGCCGTATACAGACGGATGCAACAACGTCCCCAAATTGCTCAACTTGTTCAACGCGGCGGTACGTGCCGAATCCATCTTTGTATTGGGCCTCGGACAGTTCCCACGGCCCCGGTGTGTGTTTACTCATAGGTTGCTCCTTTCAGCTTCCGTTTCGGTTTAAAAATCGTGCGTTTAAATCACAGGACGATGTTCGCTCTCCAAACATAAACGTCAAGTCCAACGATCAAAATTCCAGACAAAAATACAACAGCTTCAACGTAGTCAATCATTGGTCTGCGCCACAGATGGATGGGTTTGGCAGGCCCTCGGTAAATAATCATGCGGCCTCCTTGACCGAGCGGCGGCCGTTTAAAAACCGCAGCCAGCACTCAGCGCACAACCAGCGCGTGGCGGTCAAGAAAATGCCGCCTTCTGGCAGTCGATCACGGTTGCATTCAGAGCAGTGTTTCATGGGGCGTCGTCAATTAAGTTGCACTGCCAGTAATGCAGTTTTGTCATTTCCAAAACGCCCATCACTGTCGCAGTTGTCATGTGGTCGTATTTTGGTGCGTTGATAACGTCTCGTAGTTCGTTCATCAAGTCCATCCCCATCGCTTTTTGATCTGAGGATGGAATCACCGTCAGTTTTGGTTTTTCATTCATTTTTCGTCCTTAATCAGCGGCTCGCCCATAAACGTCGGGCTCACCTGTTCGTGCAGTTTGTTCATCTCGCTTCGGTACTGGCTGAGCGTGTCCCAGGCCTGGTCGTACCAAGGGCCGTCGTACCTGGCCAGGACGCATTCGAGGTCCAGCGCCAACCGGTGGGCAAACCGGTGGGCAACCTCGTCCATGGCGTCACCGATGCGGTCCAGCGATGCGTTGATCGCCCGGTCCACACTGGACTGCGCCTGCTTTTGCATGCCGTCGATGAAGCCGCGCTCGTAATCCGGCCCTTGCTTCAATACCAAGCCGCCGACAACACCGATTAGCCGCTTGATCTCATCCGCCAGCGCTTTTGTTGTTTCTGGATCCACCGGAACCACGGCTCCGGGCATCAACCATTCTTCTTTCATGATGTCTCCAAAAAGCTGATTGGAAGGTAGTGGCACGCCGGGTCGCGGCTGCTGGACGCGGCCACAAACGACTGGCGGTGCGGGTTATTGACCTGCTCGGGGTGGTCCATCCACCGGCGGCAGTTGCGGCATTTCTCGCACACGGTGGCAGGCACGCAGCGGCTGTAGTCGAAGGGAAGCGGGGTCATGCCTGCCCCCTTGCGCGGATGGCGGCGGCGCGGTTTTCACAGGCTTGATCCCAGTAGCTGCTATCCCAATCGTTTGCATTCTGTACACCGTCCTCACACACCTTCGCACACGCTTCTCGCTCTGCCTCAACAGCTTTTGCAATCAACTCATCCCACCGCATACTTCTTGCCTCTCGCTCGTCAGCACGAACAAGGGCTTCGAAGGCTTTGAGGTGGCTCAGCCCAATGATCGGCATCCAGTTCACATCTGTTGCTAAATGAAGCCCAGCCTCAAAGGCCATTTCAATTGTGTCTCTCATAACAACCTCCCCGAGCGCGCCAGGCGGCACTGCTCTTTCATGTCTGCGGTGAAGTCCGGGTGAAACTCAGCCTGGGAGCAATCAATCCGCTTGCTGTCGGTGCGCGGGGCGTACAACAGCACCAGCGCGGCAGCCACGGCCCAGATGGCGACGGCCAGGTACGGGTAGGTTTTCATTCGTCCCTCGCTTTCAGCATGGCGTTGGCGTATTCGATGCGCAGATCAGCCAAAGTTCTCAGCACCTCTTTCGGTGGCCACGGCCCGGTAACTTCCCCGCCGTAAGTGTCCAAAAACTCCACTGCGTCAGTTAAGGTGATCGGCGAATGCGCCGCAAAGTAGTCGCGTAGCGTCATGCCTAACGAGTACATGTCGCCGCGCTCGTAACGCGGAGTGGGAAACGCCGGTCCACCTGTTTTTTTGTTGCTCATCAGAATTCCTCCGGCATCGCTGGCGCTGGTGGCACCTCTGGCGGCGCGGCATCGGGCATGGCCGCTTCATCCCCGCACTTAATCTCGTAGACCGGCTTTTGCTCGTAGCCCACGATCACGCGGCGGCACTCAGGGCCTTCGCCTCTAAGCTCTGCGTCCACGCGAATCCAGGGCATGTTGCTGGATGTGAACTCCCGCCAGCCAAGGCTGGCCTCGTCGTGTGTGCGGTCAAACTCGGCGCCCATCTCTTCGGTCAGGACCTCAAGCACTGGCGTGATTTCCTTGATGCTTTTAACGTCGACGCGAATGATCACCTTGTTGTCCAGGAACATGTAGCCGACCGTGGCGAATTTTTCGATGATGCGGGTGACGCGCCCCAGGCGCTCAAACTTTGGCCGCATGTCCTCCAGGTCGGTGATCACGTCGCGCCTTGATTGCAGCGAGCTTTCGAGTTTCTCGATGATTTTCATGTGTTCTCCTTCGGTTTAAAAGCCTCATTCCAGCTCAGCGCATCAACGCTGGCCATATCGGTCCACTTCAACGCCCTGGCGTCGTTCAGTGTGTAGGTTTCTTGCCAGGCTTTGCTGGCGCGCTCGTACATGTTCTGGGCGCGCTCGATTGCGTTGGCTTTGTTCTTGGCCACCACGTTGTAAAGCCTCAGCCACTCGCCCGTCTGGCGGTGCTGGCCAAACACAGCCCACTTGGGCGTCGGTGCCTTTGGCCGTGTGAACTGCTTGCCAGTGCCCTTGCAGCCAAAGCAGGTGGTGCCGTGCAGCAGGTTAAAAGAGTACCGGCCTGTTCCGTTGCACCTGGTGCATGTGTAGGCCTGGCGCGGCGCGGTGTCCGTCATGCTTTCCTCCGGGCTTCGCGGGCCTCTTCCAGGCTGCGCGGCGTGCGCAGAGGGAATGGCAGCACCATGCTGGAAATCTTGCCCTCAGGGATCGGCGCGGCCAGCTTTATTTCCTGCCTTGCCAAAACCCAGCGATCGCCAAGCATGCGCACCGAGCGCACCCACTTGCGCATGTTGGCGCGTTGCGTTGCGCGGTCGGCGTGGCCAACGCACCAAAGGCGGCGGGCCATTTTCAACATCGTGGTGTTCATGCTTTCTCCTTGGGGTAAACCAGGCGGCCGCCGCGCAGGCTAGGCAGCTCGTAGGCGCGGAACCGCTCGTCTGTGATGCCAGGGTTGCGGCGCAGCTCTTTGCCGTCGTAGATCGGGCGGCTGAACACCTCGGGGCGCGCCGCAGGTATCAGATCGGGTTTGGTTTTCTTGGTCGTCATGGCTTAGTCCTCCAGTTGCTCAGTGATTTCTTGCTCGATGCGCTGGCGGTCGTCGTCGGTGACCTTGCGCTCCAGCCAGGCGGCGGGCCTGCCTCGCCGGTCCAGGATTTCAAACTCGCATTCTGTGTATCCGTAGTAGTCCATGTCGCTGTCGCAGGTGTGCGCGCTGCCTCGGTGCGGCGCCTGGCGGAAGAAGTGCGTCACCTTGGCGATGCAAGGAATGCCTGAGACGCGGGTTTCGATTTCCATGTTTTCTCCTTGGTGAAAGGCGGGTTTTTTAAACGCGGGTTGGTGAAAAGCGGCCCCGACAAATGGGGCCAGGGCTTGCTGCATGATCGGGTGCAGGTGGTTCATATCGTGATCCTGGCGAGGTGTTGCGATAACTGCATCTTCACTCGGTTTAAAATGGAACGCAAGGGGTTTGCGTGGGTTTCTTCGAGATATTTTCGATCGAGTGTTGCTTTTTACGCTACACTTTAGGCCCATGACCTCAGAAATCAAAGATCCCGGCCCCGAAACCCCTGCCGACAAGGCCATCACAGCCTTCGGCGGAGTCCGTGCGCTGGCACGCGCCTTGGAGCGAAACCCCAGCTCCGTGGTGCGCTGGCGCAAGCCCAAAGACGAGGGCGGCAGCGCCGGGGCTGTGCCATCAGCCCTGCAGGGCCGAATCCTGGCCATGGCCCAGGCGCGTGGACTGAACCTCACCGCCGAGGACCTGATCCTGCGCACCGCAGAGGACTGGGCCGTTTAACCGGGGCACCGCACTTGGCCAATAAGACCGTCACCGATCGCATGGTGCTGGCCGCTGTGTCGGCCACCAGGTATGAGCTTCCACGGGACATTTCCACCAGGCTTGGGCGGCGAAAAATAAACGGCTCCCTTGGGCGTTTGATTCGCGCTGGGCTTTTGGAGCGTGTGCCGGGGCCCACGTGCTTTTTGTACCGATCCAAGCAGGCCAGAATTGCATGAAAAATAAACCTGCAAATTACGGTTGCTACAACCGCCCAGAGTATCGCAAGATGCTACCCGTGCAAGACGGCTGGTGGCTTGATGGCCAGACCCGAGTGGCCAAGATGGTCGCCTCCCCGTTTCGCATGTCTGCCGAGTGCCAGTACACCCACACCGCGCTCGGACAGGCAGATCACAAGTGTGTGGGGTGCAAACATCAGGTGGTTTTGCCCGCCTGATTTTTTAACGGAGGGCTGTATGAGCCTGAATAACACCCCGGCCAGCGTCTGGCCATTTCCACCCCCAACCGGGCCTGTGCCCTGGACTCCTAAGCAAGAGGCCGCCTATCGCCGCCAGCAGCGCGACGAGGCCGAGGAGGCACCATGGTGAGCCGCGAAGACATCACCCGGTTTAACCTTGATATGGACGGATCCATGGAGCCCGCTGAGCACGGTCGTTGGGTTCGCCATGAAGACCTTGTGCGAGCAATCGCAGCAGAGCGCAACAAGCTGGCCGCATGGATGATCCAGTTCGGCTTCGCCACTGGCCACGGCGACACGATGGAGGACTTGCTTGCAGAGCTGGACTGGCAGGTCAAGGAGCGCGTTGCAGCAGAGCGCGAGGCCTGCGCGAAGGTGGTTGAGAAAACCAAATGGTCAAACTGGTTTCAGGCTGACGCCGCTGTCGCCATTCGCGCAAGGAGCCAATCATGACCTGCAAACACGACTGGCACTTCACCGCCAGAAACATCCTGAGCTGCCAGCGCTGCGGTGCGCAGACCGGGCCCAGCACGCCGGAGCAGCTCGCGCAAGACATGCTGCGCGACGTGGCCACCTTTGGCAGCGCCTGGAGCAAGGGCGGCAAACGCATCGACCCGGCTGAGGTGTACGCCGATCCCGTGTATGCATTTCACAAGCCACAGCCCAACAGCATCAAGTTTTTCAACGCGATCGGCGGCATACAAAACACCGAAGTACTGCGCATGACCAAAGACGGCATCTGGGCCAATCCGGACATTCCTCCAGACGAGGCTGCAAAGGCAGTGCTTCAGGCTTTGGATTGGCACATCAGGCAGATGGTTGAGCGTGTGCGCAACGAATACACGACTGTGGCTTGGGGTGTGTTTGAGGGCGGCAATTTGCACGACATGTTTTTCCTTGAGATTGAGGCCAAAGAGATGGCCACTCTCAAAGGCGAACACGCTGAGGTTAGGCCTCTGACCGTGTGGAGCTTGCCATGAACTACCACGGCGCAATCACCCAAGCCCTGGTCGACGAGCTGCTCGCCGTCGTCCACAAATACGAACAGACCATGCTGCTGCCCACCGCGCTTGGCTGCCTGGACCTGGTCAAGGCCCAGCTGATTCAGGATCACCAGGAGGACGACGAATGATTCATTACACCCGCGAGTGCGAGTACCTGCGCCTGGGTCTGAACTTCCGCTTTACGCCCGGCGGCTTCGTGCTGCTGTGGGCCTGGTACGACTTCGCCAGCCACAGCGCCACCATTTACCGTCTGCGCGTTCGCATGCACCGCAAGCCTCGATTCATGTTTGCGAAAAACAAGCACAACGTGATCGACGCATACCTGCACCTGCACGGCATGGAGGTTGTGCACAGTGAGGTCCTGGCCGACCTCAAGGCGATCGAGAAATCCACGTGGCGTCGCACAGAAAAGCAGGCGTGGATTCAGCCGGGGAAACCATGATTAACCTCAAACCCACCCTCGAAAACCTCGCCTACGCTGAGGTCCTTGATTTTCTGAATCGCATCGCAACAACCGGCCAGCCTAACGAGATAGGCGCTGTTTGGATGACCAACATTCCGCACAACGAGACCTTTGAATATTTGCTTGAGCAGCGCAACCTCACGGCAAAGTACATTCAATCAACCGGGCGTTACTTTGTGGAGCGGCAGCCGTTGCCGGGGAAGCGATGATCATTCCCCGCCCCCGACAAGCCCAGGCTATTGACGACCTGCGAAAAGCCTACCGATTTGGCTACAAGGCCCCCATCCTGATCGCCCCCACCGGGTTTGGCAAGAGTGCAACCGCGATCTGCATGATTCAAAACGCGCTCGACAAAGGCAAGCGCGTGTGGTTCATCGCGCACCTCAAGGAAATCCTGAACGACACCAGCAACCGCCTGACCGATGCGGGCATCCCCTACGGCTGGATCGCCGCTGGCCGCGACGGCAACCACCGCTTGCCTGTGCAGGTGGCCATGGTGCAGACCCTGGTGCGCCGCCTGGACCGGTACCAGCCGCCGGACCTGATCATCGTGGACGAGGCGCACCTGGCGGTGGCCAACACCTACCAGCAGATTTTCGAGTGGGCTGGCGCAGGCCCGAAGTTCAAGCGCCAGGGCGGCGCGCACCTGCTGCACCTCACGGCCACGCCCTGCCGCCTGGACGGCCGAGGCATGAACGAGGTCGCCGACATCTTGGTGCCCACCTGCAGCACGCAGGACCTGATCGACGAGGGGCTGCTCGCGCCCATCCGCTACTACGCGCCCAGCGAGCCGGACCTCTCGGGTGTGCACACCGTGGCGGGCGACTTCAACCAGGGCGAGCTGGCCGCTGCCATGGACAAGCCCGTGATCACCGGCTCGGCCGTGCAGCACTACCGCAAGCTCGCCGACGGTCGCCCGGCCGTGGCGTTTTGCGTGACCGTCGAGCACGCCACCAACGTGGCTGAGCAGTTTCGCCAGGCAGGGTACCGGGCCGTGGCCATCAGCGGCGAGTCCGACACCGTTGAGCGCGACGCTGCCCTGCAAGGCCTGCGCGACGGCGTCCTGGATGTGGTCTGCAACTGCGCCCTGTGGGTGGCCGGTGTGGACGCGCCATCCATCGGCTGCATCATCCAGCTCGCGCCTACGCAGTCGGTCGTGAAATACCTGCAATCCGTTGGCCGTGGCCTGCGCACACACCCTGGCAAGGACGACTGCATCATCCTCGACCACGCGGGCAACGTGAAGCGCCATGGGCTGCCCACAGATCTGCGCGAATGGACCCTGGCCGCCGTCGAGAAAAAGAAGGGTGCCAAGAAGTCCGAGGTGCCGGTGAAAACCTGTCCCGTGTGCTTTACCACTGTGCCTTCCATCGTCACCGACTGCGCTTGTGGCCACCACTTCGAGCCCGTTGGCCGCGAGATCGAAGAAGTGGATGGGCAACTCGAGGAGATCACCGCTGCCGCCGCCAAGGCCCAGGCGGTCAAGGAGCGCAAGATGGAGCAGGGCAGGTCGCAGACCGAGGCCGACCTGATTCGCATCGGCCACGCCCGTGGCATGAAGAGGCCAGAATTGTGGGCTCGCCACGTGCTCCGCGCCCGCGCCGCCAAGGAGGCCCAGAAGCGATGAGCTGCGCTGGTTGCAACCGCCTGGAAACCGACCAGGTCGTGAAGTTGATCGACGGCACCACGGTGTGCACCTACTGCGAGGCCTGGCGTGCTGAGTGCGAGGCCCGCCACATCCTGTCCATCCCCGACAAGGTCGCCCGGCGCGAGTACCTGCGCGGCCGTGAGGAGGCGGGCAAGATCGTCAAGCGCGGCATCCTGCAGGTGCGCGGCGAGAAGGCGTGCCAGGAGCTCGAGGCCTTGGTGCGGCGTGTTTGGGAGCATGGCAGGCGATGAGCGAGACTGATTTAATGCATCAGATCATGATTGCGCTGTCTACCGACGGGCACTTCGTGGCCAGGGCCAATGTGGGGCTGTTTTTCACCAAAGATGGTCGGCCTGTCAAAACAGGTCTGCCAGTTGGGTTTTCCGATGTGTTTGGCCACCGAGAATCTGATGTTCGAGCCTTTTATTTGGAAGTCAAAACACCGGACGCAAAGCCAACATCAAAAAAATCTCGCGACGCCAAATTGCAAGAAATGAAGGATGCAGGCTTTTCGACGATTGAGTTGCTCCGGGCGGACAGCTGGATGAGGATAGGCGCAACCCCTGATCAGGCGCAATTCCTGACGGCCATGAAAAAGCGAAAAGCCATCGCGGAAGTTGTGCGCTCCGTGGAGGAGGCCCGGCGCGCGCTTGAGGGTTGATGGTGGCAGGACTTGATACCGGCATTTCCCCGTCATCCACTGACGGGCCGTTCTCCAAAACTTGAACTACACCGTCACGGCTGCGGACTGTTCCGGACCTCCGAGAACCCCCAGAGGACAATCCGCATGCGTGATGGTAGCGGGCCACCGAATCGAACGGTGCGCGATAAGGCTTATGAGACCTTCCGGTGCCCAGCACCACCCGCACGCAAATCGTACCATAACCGTTGCGCAAAACCGCACATTTATTTTCGCAGGTGTTGCGTTTTTCCGCCCGCACGCCCTTATACTGTTCACGGGGCTTGACCGGTCTGATCCACCGGTGACAAGGCCTGACCCTGGCGAGGGCTGCCCCACCTTTTATTCGCCAGCCAACAGACGCCAGGTATGCAACGAACAAAAACTACAGGGCCAAGAGACCCCATTTCCCTCGAGACAGCGGAGCGTATGCTCTCATTCGTTCGCGGCGTCGATGACCGCGAGACCTGGGTGAAGATGGCCTTCATCCTCAAAGAAGAATTCGGCGAGCCCGCCTTCGAAGCGTGGGACGCCTGGAGCCAGCAGGGCTCGAACTACAACGGCCGCGACGCACGCGACGTCTGGAAGTCCTGCAAGCCTGGCGGCGGCTCCAACCGCGCTACCATCGGCACCCTGATCGCCTTGGCCAAAGAGGGCGGTTACAAATCAACAGCCCAGGACCGCAAGCCGGTCGACCCCGAGGAACGTGCCCGCCGCATCGCCGAGCGCGAGGCCCGCATGGCAGCCGAGGAGGCCCAGGCCAAAATAGAGCGCGACGCCGCTGCCACCCGCGCCGCCGAGATGTGGGCTCGGGCCACCACGGTCACCAGCCACCCCTACCCTCAGCGCAAGCAGATCGAGCCCGAGGGTGCCCGCATGCTGGGCGACGAGCTGCTTATCCCGCTGCGTCACGGCCCCGGCGCTTTGGTCGGCCTCCAACGCATCAAGTCAGACGGCACAAAGCTGTTCCTCAAAGGCACACCATCGTCTGGCGCCTACACCGTGCTGGGCAAGCCCGACAAGCAAGGCACCGTGGTGATCGCCGAGGGTTGGGCCACTTGCTGCTCCATCCGCATGGCCACCGGGCACTGCGTGGTTGTTGCCTTCAACGCCGGGAACCTGGAGCCGGTTGCCCGCAAGATTCGCGCCGCGCTACCCGAGGCCCGCCTGATCATCGCGGCCGACGACGACGCTCAAACCGAGGGCAACCCCGGCCTGACCTACGCCCGCAAGACCGCCCAATCCGTCAACGCGCTGCTAGCCATCCCGTTCTGGAACGTCTCAACGCGGGGCACCGGTACCGACTTCAACGACCTGCACCTGGCCGACGGCCTGGCCGCCGTTGAGGACTGCATCATGAAGGCAGGCTCACCGGATGAGCCACCGCCAGAAAAACAACCGATTCCACCCGATTCGGACCCGTTTCCATCCGATTTTGAGCCACCCTGGGATGACCTGCCGCCCGACTTCGATGACGCGCCCATCCCCGACGTCTCTGACCACGCCGGGCAGACGCCCCCGCCCCCCGAGCCACCCCGAGCCCCTGACAACATCCCACCGGACAGCCACGATCAGCCGATGATCTTCTCGAGCTCGCCCATGAAAACGGCCGAGCTGTTCCACGAGACCCTGCCCGAGCGCGGCCGCATCATCCACTGGCGCGGCGAGTTCTACAGCTGGGACGCCACGCGCTACGTCACTCGGGACCGGGTCTACATCGACCAGCGCTTGTACCACTTCATGGCCGGGTGTCTGACGCTCAAGGTCAACCTCAAAACGGGCGACAGCGAGACGGTGGCCTTCAACCCGAAAACCAGCACGGTCAACGACGTCGCTCACGCCCTGCGCGCGGTCTGCTACGCCGACCTGCCCGAGCCCCAGGTCTGGATCGAACAGCAGCAGGGGGACTTCCCCGCGCACGAGATCGTGGCCTTCAAAAACGGCTTTCTGCACCACCCGACGCGGACCATCATGCCCTCGACCGACCGGCTGTTCTGCGTTTCCTCCCTGGACTTCGACTACGACCCCAGCGCCAGCGAGCCCACCGAGTGGCTGAAGTTCTTGCACAGCCTCTGGCCCGACGACCCCGAGTCCGTGAGCACCCTGGCCGAGATGTTCGGCTACCTGCTGACCGACGACACCAGCCAGCAAAAGATGTTCATGCTGATCGGCCCCCCGCGCTGCGGCAAGGGCACCATCCTGCGCATCCTCGAAGCCTTGGTCGGGTACGCCAACCGCGTCAGCCCCAGCCTCGCCTCCCTGGGCACGCAGTTCGGCCTGCAGCCGCTCATCGGCAAGCGCCTGGCCATGATTTCGGACGCCCGCCTCTCCGGCCGCGCCGACCAACAACCGATTGTGGAAAACTTGCTGCGGATCTCGGGCGAGGACACCATCACGATCGACCGCAAGAACATGACCGCCTGGTCCGGCAAGATGGCCATCCGCTTCGTGCTGGCCTCCAACGAGCTGCCCGCCTTCTCGGACGCCTCGGCCGCCCTGGCCAACCGGTTTTTGCCCTTCAAGTTCAACACGAGCTTCCTGGGCAAAGAGGACCATGGCCTCACCGCCCGCCTGCTCAAAGAGCTGCCCGGAATCGTCCTGTGGGCCCTCGAGGGTCTGGCCCGTCTGAACCAGCGCGGCTACTTCCAACGTCCCACCTCGGCCGACGAGCTGGCCTCCGACCTGGTCGATCAGACCAGCCCGATCCGCGCTTTTGTGGACGAGATGTGCGTGGTCAGCGAGCACGCCCAAGCCGATCGCGACGAGCTTTTCAAGGCTTGGAAGAAGTGGTGCGAGGCTCAGGGCCGCGATCACGCAGGCACCAAAGTGTCCTTTGGCCGCCAACTTTCGGCCGCTTTCCCGGGCGTCAAACGCAGCCAACCGCGCACTTCTGGCACAGGATCAACCGGCGCGGAATCCTGTGCCACGGATGGTTCTGGCACAAGATTGAACCTTTACACCGGGATCCGGCTGCGTCATGACTGGGAGGCTGCCGATGAACCGTTCTGATTTTACGTCTTGGCACAAGATCAAACCTGTGCCAGCACAGGATAAATCACCTTTGGCACAAGATCAAAAAAACACGCAACCCATTGATTTATAAAGACTTTTTACCTTTGGCACAGGATGGCACAAGATAAAACGCCTATATTCACATGCACATACGCACACACACACGCAAGAAAGAACACGGTGAAAATGTCTGCTTTTATCCCGTTCCACCCGTGCCATCCTGTGCCAGCATCAGCTGTTGCATAATCTGCAACCACTGACCCACCCGTCAAAAACCACACCATCAAACCGGAGCCCGCATGAAAAACCAGCCCGTTGAATCCACCACGGAAATTACCGCCGAAAAACTCACCGGAAACCCTGCCGACAAAATCGAACAGTGGAGCATCGACAAACTTATCCCCTACGCACGCAACAGCCGCACCCACTCAGACGAGCAGATCGGACAGATCGCAGCCTCGATCAAAGAGTGGGGTTGGACCACGCCCATCCTGGTCGATGAGCAAGGCGGCATCATTGCCGGACACGGCCGCACGATGGCCGCACAGCGCCTCAAAATCAAAACAGTCCCGGTCATGGTCGCCACCGGCTGGTCCGAGGCCAAGAAACGCGCCTACATCATTGCCGACAACCGCCTTGCCCTGAACGCCGGGTGGGACAACGCCATGCTGGCCACCGAGTTTAAAGACCTGATGGACCTCGGCTTCGACGTTGGCCTCACAGGCTTCACCGAAGAAGAGATCGACGCCCTGATGCCCCTGGAGCTGGAGGAAGGCCTCACAGACCCCGACGACGCGCCCGAGGCCCCAGCCAACCCCGTCACCGTCCAAGGCGACGTTTGGGTCATGGGCAGCCACCGACTGCTCTGCGGCGACTCCACCAGTATCGACGACCTGGAAAAGCTCTGCGCTGGGCAACCTGTGGACATGTGGCTCACGGACCCGCCATACAACGTGGCCTACGAGGGCGGCACCAAAGAAAAGCTCACCATCAAAAACGACTCGATGGGCGACACTCAGTTCCGCGAGTTCCTGCGCGATGCCTACACCGCAGCAAACGCGGTCATGAAAGCCGGGGCGGTTTTCTACATCTGGCACGCCGACAGCGAGGGCTACAATTTCCGAGGAGCCGCCAAGGACGCCGGTTGGACCGTGCGCCAGTGCCTCATCTGGAAGAAGTCCAGCCTCGTGCTCGGCCGCCAGGACTACCAGTGGCAGCACGAGCCATGCCTCTACGGCTGGAAGGACGGCGCGGGCCACCTCTGGGCTGCCGACCGCAAGCAGACCACCATCCTCGAGTTCGACAAGCCCGCCCGCAACGGCGAGCACCCAACCATGAAGCCCGTGGCCCTCTTCGAGTACCAGATGCTCAACAACACCAAGGGCGGCGACATCGTCCTCGACAGCTTCGGAGGCTCCGGCACCACCCTGATCGCAGCCGAGAAAAACGGCCGAGTTGCCAGGCTCATGGAGTTGGACCCAAAATACTGCGACGTGATCGTCACCCGCTGGCAACAGTTCACCGGCAAGCACGCGCACCTGGAGGCCGACGGGCGATCCTTCACCGAGGTGATGGGCGAACGCAGCCCCAACAGCCTGATCGGGAGCGAGATCGGGAAGGCCGACAAACCCAAGGCCGACAAGACCAAACCGGCAAAAAAGCCGGATTGATGACCAAAACCAACCGAATCACTGCACTGAAAGGAGCGATTCATGACAAAAACGACTGAAAAATCGGTTTTAAAAAAACCAGGCAAAAACGGCGGGGCTCGTCCTGGGGCTGGCCGACCTGCATTTGAACCCACGGAAACCGAGCGAAAGCAGGTGGAAGCCCTGTCGGGCTACGGCCTGCCGCTTGAGCAGATCGCCGTCCTGGTGCGCAAAGGCATCAGCGCCGAGACCCTGACGACGCACTTTGCCGAGGAGTTGCTCAGCGGCAAGGCCAAGGCCAACAGCCAGGTTGGGCGCACCTTGTTCCAGAAGGCGACGAGCGGCGACACGACGGCCATGATCTGGTGGACCAAAACCCAGATGAAGTGGTCCGAGACCCAAAAGCACGAGCACACCGGCAAGGACGGCGGCGCGATTGCTGTCTCCAGCGTTGACCTCAAGGGCCTCAACGACACTGAGTTGGCGCAAATGCAGGCGCTGTTGCAAAAAGCAAACAACAAAGACGAATGAACACCATGAACAAACCCACCCTTCCCGAGTCCCCCTTGCCCGCCCTGCTTGACCACGACGGTCGCTTTCAGGCCTTGTTACCTGAGGACCTGGTGCGCCAGCACGGCGAGGACATGATCGCCTTTGAGCGCGCGCGTATCCTGGCGCTGCTCGACACGTTCGCGGAGCGGTGCCAAGCTCAGGCGCTGGCCATGGAACAAACCGGCAAAGGCGACATGCATTGGGTCAACGCCCAGCACGACGCCGTGCGCCTGCTGCAAGAAGCGATCAACCACGGATGACTGCCTCAGCGGTTTACCCGGGCGATGAACAGGCGCTTTGCCACATCATCCCGCTCGGGGACTTCAAGGAGCACGAGGTCAGCCGTGCTTGCTGGTGCCACCCGCGTGCGCACGAGGAATACCCCGACGTGATGCTGCACAACGCCATGGACCAGCGCGACAAGCTCGAGCGTGGGGAGATTCGGCTGCAATGAACGCACCCGTCTCCCCCGCCGTCATGCTGGACCTGATCGCCAAGGAACAGGACCGCCGCCGCGCCAGCGCCAGCCTGTACGAGTTCGTCAAACAGGCTTGGCACGTCATGGAGCCCGGCGTCCCATTTGTGCCGAGCTGGCACATCGAGCTGATCTGCGAGCACCTGGAGGCCGTCAGCTTCGGCGAGATTCAGCGCCTGCTCATCAACATCCCGCCGCGCCACTCCAAGTCCACCATCGTCTCAGTGGCCTGGTGCTGCTGGGAGTGGCTGACCTCGCCCGAGCAGAAGTTCCTCGCCGCGTCCTACTCCGGCACGCTGTCCATCCGAGACAACCTCAAAGCCCGGCGCCTGATCCAGTCGCCCTGGTACCAAGAGCGCTGGGGGCACATGTTTCAGCTGGCCGGGGACCAAAACGCCAAGCAGCGCTTCGAGAACAACAAGACCGGCTACCGGCTGGCCACCTCGGTGGGCGGTACCGCAACCGGTGAAGGCGGCTCGCGCCTGATCCTGGACGACCCGCACGGCGCACAGGACGCGCAGTCCGAGACCATGCGCGAGAGCGCGCTCGAGTGGTTCGACATGGTCTGGTCCACGCGTCTGAACAACCCCAAGACCGACGCCATGGTGACGGTCATGCAGCGCCTGCACGAGAAGGACATCAGCGGGCACATCCTCAACGACATCAAAGGCTGGGAGCACATCTGCATCCCGGCCGAGTGGGACGGCAAACAGCGCAGGACGGTGCTCGGGCCCTACGACCCGCGCCGCACCAAGGGCGAGCTGATCTGCCCCGACCGCTTCGGCGAGGCCGAGATCACCAAGCTCAAGCAGCTGCTGGGCACCTACGGCACCGCTGGCCAGCTGCAGCAAGAGCCGTCGCCCGCCGAGGGTGGCATCCTGAAGGCCGACTGCTTCAACCTCTGGCCGGTGGCCCAACGCCTGCCGCCCTTCGAGTACATCCTGCAAAGCTACGACTGCGCCTTCACCGAGCGGACCACAGGCGACCCGACGGCCTGCACGGTCTGGGGCGTGTTCACGCACCGGGGCCTGCGCAACGCCATGCTGCTCGACGCCTGGGACGAGCACCTGGGCTACCCGGACCTGCGCTCCAAGGTGATCCGCGACTGGACCAGCGAGTACGGGGCGGACAAGTCGGCCAAGGCTGGCATGCCCACCAAGGGGCGGCGGCCCGACCGGCTGCTCGTCGAGGCCAAGGCAAGCGGCCAATCGTTGCTGCAGGACTTGCGTCTGGCCAAGGTCCCAGCCGTTGGCTACAATCCCGGTCAAGCGGATAAGGTGTCGAGGGCGCACCAGACCGCGCCGACGTTGGAGCTTGGACTGCTGTGGATCCCGGAGTCTGCGAAGAACCCCGGCCAGCCTGTGAGCTGGGCCCAGCCGTTCTTGAACCAGGTGGCGAAGTTCCCTGTCGCTGAGCACGACGACTACGTGGACACATTCACGCAGGCGGTCATCTACCTCAAGAACGACGGTTGGTTCGAGCTGCCACAAGCACGCGACGTTGACGAAGATCGGCCCCGTCATCGTGAAGGAAGGGTCAACCCGTATGCCGTCTAAGTCGCAACCCAAGCCCATCTGGGACAAGAAGCGCCCCAGCTCTCTGGGCGCACCGAAGGCGCTGTCCTCCAGCGCCAAGTCCAGCGCCAAGCGCGCAGCCGAAAAGGCCGGACGCCCGTACCCCAACCTGGTGGACAACATGCGGGCGGCAAGGAAGTCGAAATGACCAAGCCGCTCAAGAAGTCCGAAATGGCGTGCAATCAACCCAAGCGCACGCCGGACCACCCCAAGAAATCCCATGTGGTCAAGGCCTGCTACGACGGCACCGAAAAGGTGATCCGCTTCGGCGAGCAAGGCGCCAAGACGGCAGGCAAGCCCAAGGCTGGCGAGTCGGCTGCGACCACCGCAAAGCGCGACAGCTTCAAGGCGCGCCACGCAAAGAACATCGCCAAGGGTCCGTCGAGCGCGGCGTACTGGGCCAACAAAACGAAGTGGTAAGCCATGTCCAAAGTCTCAGTCCTTGCAAAACTTCGCACGTTGCTGGCCCGCGAAGCTCCCGAGCAGGCGGCCACGATTCGTGAGGCGATTGCTCAGTCCGCACGCACAGGCAACGAGGCCTCTGTTGTTGGTCCGGCCAACCTACCCCGGCGCTCAAAAATAACCATCGGCCGACCCGACACCGTCCAGCCCAACGTCAGCGACAGGACTGCTGCCCTTGACTACGCCCAGCCTGGTCAGGGCATCATTGACTTTCACACCCATCCCTACGGCTCGGATGACTCGATGTTTCTCGTGCGGCCCAGCTCGACCGACCTGGGCTACTTCAACGCCAATTACAAGCCTGGCGACTTTCAAGACCGCGAGCTGCGCACGTTGATCGTTCAACCGCCCTCGCTGCGCGACCGGATGCCTGCCGCGTACAGCATGTTCGCCACTGACAAGCCCGCAGTTTTGGCTCCGAGGCTTTTGGACACTGCACGCAACGAGCTTGGCATGGCGGCGCGCAAAGGTCGATTCAAGTCGATCATGGACGACCCGACGTTCCGCGATTACTTTGATTACGGCGGCGAGCTGAGCGACCTCGTTGCGGATGCTGCGCCACTGCTGATGCTGCGCCACCGTGCCGCTCAGGGCGTTGGCCGTCATGAGTACGGGCTCAGCGGTCGCACACTGACGCCAAACCCCGAGTCGACAGAGACCAACTTGCTCCAGCGCATGGAGCCTGCTGCGCTTGAGGTTTTGCGTGAGAAAAAATATGCAAAGGGCGGCGAAGTGACCGCCTCAAGGAGTGCCGCAATGGCTGACGATCTGAACCGCCCGTACATCGGCTACCGCTCCGCTGGCCGCCGCCCCGAGTCCCAGCAAGACCGACGCGCCTCCGCCGACGCTCCGCTGGCTGCGCTGCGTGGAATGGTCTCCGGCGTGCTCGGTGCTCCTGGAGACATTGAGTCCTTGGTGCGCATGCTGCCAGGCTTGAACGAGCAGACCGTTCTGCCCACCAGCGAGGACGTTGAGAAGCGCCTGCCGATGCGCTCGGTAAGCCAGACGCCTGTGGGTCAAGCGTTCACCACGGCGGGCCAGCTTGGCGGCGGTTTCTACACAGGACCAGGCTCCCCGTTGCGCGCCATCGCTGCGCTGCCGTCGGCGGTCAGCCGCGCTGGCCGCGACTTCGTCATGGCCGCTGGTCAACCGGCGGTCAACGTGGTCAAACCCAAGGGCGGCAACTGGCTGGCCGGGACCGTTGAGCGCACGATCGATCCGATGCGGACACTCGATCCCAACATGGTGAACACGCTGCGAAACGCCGACCCACGATTTGTGGACCAGGCTGCACTGTCGCGCATGGAGTCCGAAGGCGGTGCTCTTGATCGCTGGCTCGAAACCAAGCTGGCCAAGTACATCAAAAACGAGATGGCCACGCCCGAGGACCCAATCCGCGCGCTGGCCGAGCGCGGCATCATCCACAGCGAGATCACGCCGACCGGATACAGCCTTATGGTTCCACGCCTTTCGGGTGGTTTCCCAGAGGAGGGTATGGGGGTATCCCCTTTAGCAAAGGCATGGGAAGGCCGCGCAGACTCATTTGTAAACAAGCTAATGGCGTCCGATCTAACCAGTCAATATCCAAAAATGGTTGAAGAGAATCCATGGCTGCTCAAAGTCCCACCCGAAACTCGCGTCTACGACATGCTGCGCGGCGCGGATGAAGACCTTGGCTTTAGCCACCTGGTCGACGAGCTGAAGAACGCGATCAACCCCGCGTCGGGGCTTCCCGAGAACCTGCGCTGGAAGTACTCCGACCTGGACAAGGTGAGCGTGCCCCAGGCCGTTGAGCGCGTGGCCAAGATCAACGAGTGGCGCGCCGCCCAAAAGGCCGAGGCCGACATGGCTCGCGCCATGAACCCAGCCACGCAGGTGGTCAAGGAGTACCCGGAGCAGGGCTTCAAGTGGGTGGAGCTGCGCCAGCCCAAAGAGACTGGGCGAAAAATCAGCGTCGAGAAATCAGAGATGGATTTGCCTCCCGATATGGATCAAAGGCAAATGCGCGAAGTGGCCGAGGACATGGCCTTCGACGAAGGCTTTGATGAAGGCACGCCAGAGTTCAACAATTTTGTGCGCGACATGATGACCGACTTCAACCGCAAAAAGAAGGTCGAGATGGACGAGTCCTACAAAGCCCTGGAAGACGCCCTCAAGTACGAAGGCGAGACTATGGGCCACTGCGTCGGCGGCTACTGCCCGGACGTGGTTGAGGGCCGATCCAAAATCTACAGCCTGCGCGACAAGAAGGGGCAGCCGCACGTGACGATTGAGGTGGCTCCGCGTCCTCTGAAGACTTGGGATGACGTCACCGCCGCTGTTGGCAAAGATGAAGCCGCAAAGTTGTGGCAAGAATTCGACGACATTGGTGGCAACAACATGTCGGACGTCGGCGAAGGGTTTGATATTTTTATCAAAAACAAAGGCATCCAGCCAGCGCAGGACATCGTCCAGATCAAAGGCAAGGCCAACCGCGCGCCCAAGGAAGAGTACCTGCCAGCCGTGCAGGACTTTGTGAGGTCGGGGAACTTTGGCAAGGTGGGGGACCTGCAAAACACGGGCTTGATCGACATTCAGGATCCGAATGCTGTGCTGCGCGCACTCGGTAAGGTTTCGCCCGAGCGAAACATTCAGCAGGCGATTGACAACTTCAACGCCGCTGTTGATTCAGCACCAAATGCCCAGCGTTATATGAGCCTTGACGAGATGCGCGACTTCTTGGGCGGCCCATCACCAGAAGGCTTCGCCTCCGGCGGCCTGGTGTCCGGTGTGAATTTCCACACAGACGACTTTGACCCGGCTAGAATCGGATCCATCGTGGACGAGCTCCACGCAATGAACGCAGGCTGAACACATGGCTGACCAACTCCTGAACGACGGCGAAGACGAGAACCCAAGCGACGATGAGCAGCGAGGCGAAACCGTCTCCATGCCCGACGACGATCTGGAGGTTGAAGATACCGAGGACGGCGGCGCGGTCATCCGCATGAAGAATGAGCAGGATGTGGCCGACAAGAAGGCCCACTTCGCCAACATCGTCGACGAGGTCGATCGCAGCATGCTGTCCGACGCGGTCGTTGACCTGCTCGACAAGATCGAGCGCGACAAGGACGCCCGCTCTAAGCGCGACAAGCTCTACGAGGAAGGCCTGCGCCGCACCGGCCTGGGCGACGATGCACCCGGTGGTGCTCAGTTCTCTGGCGCCAACAAGGTGGTGCACCCGATGCTGGTCGAGGCCTGCGTCGATTTCAGTGCCCGATTTATGAAGGAGGTTTTCCCGCCCTCCGGCCCGGTCAAGTCCAAGATTCTGGGCGAGGCTGAGCCCGAGAAGCTGGAAAAAGCCCGCCGCAAGGCCGAGTTCATGAATTGGCAGACCACGCAGCAAATGCCCGAGCTGCGCGGCGAGCTGGAGCAGCTGTCCACTCAGCTCCCCCTGGGTGGCGGCCAGTACCTCAAGCTCATGTGGTCCCCGCAGTGGAAGCGCCCGACGGCCGAGTTCATCGCCATCGACGACATCTATCTGCCGTTTGCGGCCACCAACTTTTACTCGGCCGAGCGCAAGACGCACGTGCAGTACGTCACCAAGGCCGAGTTCAACCGCCGCATGAAGGCGGGCATGTACACCGAGGTAGATCTGGGCTCGCCTGATCAGGTCGAGTTCAGCAAGGCCACGATCGCCAACGACAAGATAGAGGGCCGAGAGGACACCAGCTACAACGAGGACGGCCTGCGCACCATCTTCGAGATTTACACCCACCTGGACTTTGGTGACGGCATGGAGCCGTACATCATCAGCATCGACAAATCCACGCGCAAGGCGCTCTCGCTGTACCGCAACTGGGAGCCAGAGGACCAGCGCCGCAAGGAGCTGGACTGGATTGTCGAGTTCCCGTTCGTGCCTTGGCGCGGCGCGTACCCGATCGGCCTGACCCACATGATCGGCGGCTTGTCGGGCGCAGCCACTGGCGCACTGCGTGCGTTGCTGGACTCGGCCCACATCCAAAACATCCCGACGCTGCTCAAACTCAAGGGCGGCCCCGGCGGCCAGACGATCAACCTGCAGCCGACCGAGGTGGTCGAGATCGAGGGCGGCGCGCTGGTCGACGACATTCGCAAGCTGGCCATGGCCCTGCCGTTCAACGGCCCAAGTCCCACGCTGTTTCAGCTGCTCGGCTTCCTGGTGGACGCGGGCAAGGGCGTGGTGCAGACCTCGTTTGAGAAGCTGTCCGACCAAAACCCCAACGCCCCAGTGGGCACTACCCTGGCGCTCATCGAGCAGGGCATGGTGGTGTTCAGCTCCATCCACTCGCGCCTGCACAACAGCATGGCACGGGTGTTTGCTATCCTGCACCGCATCAACAGCGCGTACCTGACCGAAGAGGACATCGAGGCCATGGAAAACGGCCTGGATGTAAAGCCCGAGGACTTCGACGGCCCGATGGACGTTGTGCCTGTGTCCGATCCGGCCATCTTCAGCGAGGCTCAGCGCTTCGCCCAGGTCCAGGCCGTGCAGGCCCGTGCGTCTGCCATGCCGCAGATGTACGACCTGCGCAAGGTCGAGGAAATGTTCCTGCGCAACCTCAAGCTCAGCCCAGACGACGTGCTGCAGCCCCAGCCTGGCCAGGACGACGTTGATCCGGTCAGCGAGAACGTGGCCGCCTCGATGGGCCGTCCGGTCTACGTGCTGCCCAAGCAGGACCACGTGGCGCACATCCAGACGCACTTGGCGTTCTTGAAGTCGCCGGTGTTTGGCATGAACCCGGCCATCGTCAAGACCTACATCTACCCGATGGCGCAGCACCTGCGCGACCACCTGTTGAACTTCTACCTGACGCAAGCCCACGAGGCCGTGCAGCGCGCCGAGCGCGAGCATCTGATCACCGACGACGCCGAGCAGCAGGTCAAGGTCATCGTGCGCGTGCAGCAGATCATCGAGCAGCAGCTGGCGCAGTTTTCCAAGGAGCTGGCCCAGATCGATCAGATGGCCCAGCAGTTTGCCCCTCAGCCACCACAGATGCCGCAGGACAAAAGCATGGAGATTGCGCAGCTCAACGCGCAGGTGCAGCAACTTGCCCTGCAGCAGCGCGCACAGACCGACCAGCAGCGCTTGCAGATCGAGCAGCAGAAGGCAGCACAGAAGGCGCAGACCGATGCCGCCACGCTGGCCGACAAGCAGCAGGCCCGCTCGGAGCAGTTCCAGACCGATCAGATGCGCGAGTTTGCCGAAAACCAGCGCACCGCAGCCGAAATCAGCGCCCGTGTTGAGATGAACACGGCCGACAACGTGACGGCCATGCGTCTGGCCGCAGCAGAAATTGCCTCTGGCGAAAAAGTAGCGGTGTCCACCGGCACCGGTATCAACCCACAACCCTGAAATGGAGCCCACCATGAGCGACAAACCCACCCCCGGCACCGTCCCGATGACTGGCGCGCTGGTCAAACAGCACCACCGCATGGCCGCTGGCCAGCCAGTGAACGGCCAAACGACCCCGGCCGCCCCCTCGATGCCCAAGACGCCCTGCTAAATGGCCATCGAAGACCGCCTGCTCGGCAAGCTCAAGGCTGACCAGCAGGTTTTCGCGCTTGAAGCCCTCAAGCGCCCGGTCGATCGGGACGCTTTCGAGTACGGATACCGAGTGGGCATGGTTGCTGGTTACGAAGCAGCCATCAAAGCCCTGCTTGACCTTCTGAACGACGAGCGAAACGGCGACCGAGACCTGTGATTTGCACTGGTCTGTGAAGATTTTTTGATGGCGGCCGTTGTGGCCGCCGTACACCTGCTGAAAGGAGCAGAAGATGACAGCTGACGCGCTGATTGAAGCGATGCGAGAAGCCTTCCCCGAGGCGAATCCTGGGATCGTCCCATTCGGGAGCCGAGTCTTGGTGCAGATCCGCACCCCCAAGACCAAAACGGCATCCGGCATCATCATTGACAACGGCTCTCGGGACACCGAGAAGTGGAACACCCAGGTGGCGCGCGTCGTCTCCGTCGGGACCCTTGCCTTTAAGAACCGAAACACCATGGACCCCTGGCCCGAAGGCAGCTGGTGCAGCCCGGGCGACTACGTTCGCGTGCCGAAATACGGAGGCGACCGCTGGGAGGTGCCGCTTCCCAACGGCGAGTCCGCCCTGTTCGTGATCTTCAACGATCTGGACATCATCGGCCAGGTGACCGGCGACCCGCTGGCCATTCGTGCTTTCATCTGACGGGGGACTGACATGGAACGTTACATCGGAACCAAGGTTATTCACGCGGAGCCAGCAACAAGCCCAAGCGGTGAAGGCTACAACGTGACCTACGCCGACGGCTACAAGAGCTGGTCGCCCAAAGCAGCATTCGAGGACGCTTACCGCCCTTGCAGCGCCATGACATTTGGCTTGGCGATTGAGGCCATGAAGCGAGGCGCCAAGGTCGCTCGCGCTGGCTGGAATGGCAAGGGCATGTGGCTGGAATTGCAACGCCCTGATGAGCACAGCAAAATGACGCTACCTTACGTGTTTTTAAACTATCCAAAGGACGCACAAAACACGCCCGGTGCTCGTGTGCCTTGGCTCGCATCACAAACAGATATGTTGGCAGAAGACTGGAGCATTCAATCATGACAACCGACGCACAAATCGAAGCTGAAATCCAAGCCAAAGGCAAGACTGCCCCGCGCATCACACCTGCCGACATCGAGGCCAACATCTTTGAGGAGGTTTACTTCACAGCCGCCCAAGGCACGCTCGGCGCTGTGATTGCGCAAGCCAAAGAGCACTCGCCCGAGATCGTTGTCGGCTCGTTTGAAAACGCAAAGGCTCCACTCGACCTGTTGACCTTTTGCGTGCTGGTGCTGAAAAACGGCTTCACCGTCACCGGCGAGTCGGCCTGCGCCAGCCCCGAGAACTTTGACGCCGAGATCGGCCGCAAGGTTGCTCGCGCCAACGCCGTGCAGAAAATCTGGCCGCTCATGGGCTACGAGCTCAAGTCCAAGCTCAACGAGCACGCCCTTGTTTAACCAACCATCCTGCTGAAAGGAGCAGACCATGCCAACATTGACTGAAGACGACAGCAATCCCAACAACGAAGAAATCGTCATCGTCGAGGACCAGCCCAACGGCAACCAAAACCAAGACGACAACGACGACGGCCACGAAGACGACGAGCGACTGTCTGGCAACGACGACGATGGCCACAACGACGGCAACGACGCCGAGCGTGAGGCGATCCGCGAGCGCCGCCGCCTGGAAAAGCTCGAACGCAAGGAGCGCCGCGAGCAGGCGATCAAGCGCGACAAGCTGGAGCTGGACTTCTTGCGCAAGCGCAACGACGATCTCGAGCGCCGCCTTGGCACCGTCGAGCAGCGCACGCACCAGGCTGACCTGTCGCAGATCGATGCGCAGATCGCCAATGCCAAGAACGAAGCGGAGATGGCTGAGCGAGTGATCGCCAAGGCGGTGGCCGCTGGCAACGGCGAGGACGTCACGCAAGCCATGCGCTATCGCGATCAGGCCTTGCAGAAAGCACAGCAGCTGGCCTACGCCAAGCAGCAAGCGATGGTTCAACGCCAGGCAGCCCAGCCCAAGAACGACGGCCTGGACGACATGTCGGTGCACTTCGCCAAGGAGTTCATCAACCAAAACCCCTGGTACGACATCAAAGGCGGCGACGAGGACAGCGCCATCGTGCTGGCCATCGACGGCGCTTTGCACCGCGAGGGCTTCCGCCCGGACACCGAGGAGTACTGGGACGAGCTGCGCGAGCGTGCGGCACGCCGCCTGCCTGAGCGCTTCAAGCAGTCCGGCTCCGGCCAGGGCAGCCAGCGCCAGCAGTCGCAACAGTCTCAGCAGCCTCAGCGCCAGCAACGCGGCGGCCCTGCCATCGGCTCTGGCCGCGAGCACGCGCCGACAAGTACCCGGACCGAGGTCTACATCAGCCCCGAGCGCAAGCAAGCGCTGATCGATGCCGGTGTCTGGGACGATCCCGTGCTTCGCATGAAGTACGTGAAACGCTATGCGGAATACGACCGCAACAACCGCGCGTAAAAAAACGCGTTGTGTTTTTCCAAATTCAACCTATAATTTTTCCCAATCGCTGAAAGGAGCGAGAAATGTCTGACGAACGCCTTAAGAAATCCGCTGGTGACAACCGTGATAACCGCGCAATGGTAGATCGCGCCGTATCCGAATCACGTGCTCTGTCCGATGATGAGCGGGTTGAAATGTTCCGACAGCAGTTCCACCAGTCCTCACTTCCGGACTTGCCCAAACTCGACGGCTGGCATTGCTGCTGGCTGACCACCTCGAACCCTCGTGACTCCATCCACATGCGCATGCGTCTGGGTTATGAGCCTCTGAAGCCAAGCGACGTGCCTGGCTGGGACTACGTCACCGTGAAAACCGGTGAGTGGCAAGGCTTCATCGGCGTCAACGAGATGCTTGCTTTCAAACTCCCGATCAGCCTGTACGAGAAGTACATGCAGGAAGCTCACCACGATGCGCCGCTGCGCGAAGAGGAAAAGCTGACCGACACGGCGGAGTTCATGGAGCAGCAAGCGCGCGCCTCTGGCTCGCGTATGGATGCGGGTGACGGCATGACGGAAATTGGACAAAGACGGTCCGCTCAGTTCGAGCTGACCTGAACAGTTCAGTCCATTCAACCCCATAAGGAGTCCGCACTATGTCCTCGACTAGCGCACCTTTTGGCTTCCGTGCCTCGTACCACAACAGTGGTCAAATGCGCCCGAAAGCCTACACGATCGCGAGCACCTACGCCGCCAACATCTTCTCGGGCGACCCCGTGAAGCTGACTGACGCTGGTGTTATTCAACTGGGCACCTCTGACGGCACCCGTTCTGGCACCACCGACGGCGTTACCCTCCTGGGTATCTTCGCCGGTTGCCAGTACAACGACGCCACTGGCCGCCCCACCATCAGCCCCTTCTGGCCCTCCGGCGTCACGGCGACCAACATCATCGCCTGGGTGTACGACGATCCAGAAACGCTGTTTGATGTGCAGTACACCAACCCAGGTACTCCTGGCTCCACCACGGTGCAAACCGCAGTGGGCGAAGAGTGCGACTGGACTGTTGCCTCCCCTGGCGGCAGCACCCAGACGGGCTTGTCCAACACACAACTCACCGCCATCCAAACCACATCTGGCCAGTTCCAGATCACCGGCTTCGGATACAACATCAACGACTCGCTGACTGACGCTTATGTCACGGCCACTGTTCGCATCAACGAACACGCCTACAAAGCAGCCGTCAACAGCATCTAAGGAGGGCTGAAACATGGCAACCCCAATGCGTAGTACGGACTTCCGGTCCGTTGTTGAGCCGATCCTGAACGAAGTGTTCGACGGCGTTTATGAGCAGCGTGCTGACGAGTGGAAACAAGTGTTCCGCGAGCAAAAAGGCATCCCACGCAACTACCACGAAGAGCCCGTCTTGTACGGCTTCGGTGCTGCGCCTGAGCTGCCTGACGGCATGGCAGTGACCTACCAATCCGGTGGCGTCCTGTTCCTGCAGCGCTACCTCTACAAGGTGTACGGCTTGGCCTTCGCTTTGACCAAAGTTCTGGTTGAAGACGGCGACCACATCCGTATCGGTCAGACCTACGCCAAGCACCTGGCGCAGTCCCTGATCGAGACCAAAGAGACCTTGGCAGCCAACATCCTGAACCGCGCTTTCAACGGCGCGTATACCGGTGGTGACGGCGTGTCCTTGGTTTCCACGGCTCACCCGATCGTCAACGGCACGTTCAGCAACCAGCTGGCCACCGCCGCCGCTCTGTCTCAGACCTCGCTCGAGCAGATCCTCATTCAGATTCGCAACGCTGTTGACAACAACGGCAAGCGTATCCGCCTGACACCCAAGAAGATCGTCTCCGGTCCTTCCAACGTGTTCCAGGCTGAGGTCCTGTTGAAGTCTGTGCTGCGCACCGGCACCGCCGACAACGACATCAACCCTGTGAAGTCGATGGGTCTGCTGGCCGAAGGCCAAGCCAACCTGTCTCGTATCACCAGCACCACCGCCTGGTGGGTGCAGACCGACGCTCCCGAAGGTTTGAAGCTGATGATGCGCCGTGGTCTGGAAAAGTCCATGGAAGGCGACTTCGAAACCGACAGCATGCGTTA